GCTGAACCTATCCTAAAAACTGGAGCGGGTAGTCGGATTCGAACCGGCTTCTTTAGCTTGGAAGGCTAAGTCCTCTCCCAGGAGAATACCCGCATACATTTTGAAACATACTGTCGATGGCTTGTAAGGGTTTTCACCTTCTATTACGTTTTTACAACTACCACGGCTTTAGGTAACCGGAACCTTGCTTTGTGCAATATGTTTCAAAATGTGGCCTCTTTCGAAGCCACATACTGTATATATTATACAACGTAACGGTCTTGCATGATTGTCTCAAGCATTACCGCTTCTGGAGTAAATTTCTCCAGATTACCAGACAACAATGGTTTCACAATTGCTGGTGAGAAGCCAGACACTAGAGCAGTTCCACTTTCGTCAAACTTCACTGGTGCGTTGTCGAATGCGTTAAGGTTCCAGAATACCACTTTAGGCATTTCGTAACCAGCAGATTCATACTTACGTTGAATCATCTGCAAAGCAGAGTCATCAAAGTTCACACAAGCATTGAATTGCATGTCAGACAGAATCAACAACATTTTTGGCATTTCTCCTTGTGGTACACCACCTTGCACAGCAGTCTTCAGGATTTTATCCAGAGCCTTGTGCAGGTCGGTACTCATCTGCCAAGTAGATTTAACCATTTGGTCAATCTTTTGGTTGATGTTACCTTTCAGGTGCAACAGTTCAGGGTTGCTGGAGAAAGTCAAGAATGTATCTTTGAACTTTCCAGTGTTCTTGTCAGCAAGGTATAGACCAAGCGACACAGCAACTTCCAAACAAGACAGTTTTGTGTTCTTACCAGCAGGGCTAGTCATAGAACCAGAAACGTCCACAAGTGGCAGAATCGATGCATCACCAACATAGTTAGGCAGAGCCTCCCATTGTTTTTGGATCAGATCCAATTCTGTTTTGTCGAACTTAACACCATAGGTGTTGATACGACCTTTCAATACATCATAAGGATAAACCACAGATGCATTTACTTTCACTTCAGGATTGTCACCTTTAACCAACGATGCTACATATGCAGCATACTTTGGTGTGTTACGGTTGAAAGCCTTTTTGTAACGGGATGCCGCTACAGAAGGAACATGAGAGAAATTGATTTCATCCCATTCTTTCGCACACATTTGAGATTCTACAACTTTGGTCATTTCAACCAAAGACTTACGATAGAATTTAGGAGACATTCCGAAGAATTCACGGATTTCCTGTGCAGTTTTACCTTTACGAGGAGTCCATTTTGCGGCTAGTCCGTTTTTCTCACGCAAGGCATCGCCAAGCATGGTGTAGGCAACCGATTTCATATCTTTAGTTTTAAAGACGAATAGGTCATCCCAACGGCCAAGTTCCGGTACTTTAGCGAGCAAAGCCTTGGCAGCTTCGGGGTCTGTTTTCTCTAGATGTACCAGAATATCACGGAACAACTGGCGTTCACCAGCGCCGCCACGAGCATCACGTAGCCATGCAGCAATACGCAATGCATATTCCTTATTCTCAACCATTGCAGCAACGAAAGCAGGAACAATGTCCTTACCACGTAGAGCACCGGCCTTGAAAAACAAATCTACGCAAGCATTAGCGGTAGATTTACGTGCCTTCATACCATTAGCGGTACGAGCACCTTGATTCACAACAGCATTTACAAATGTATTCATAATAATTTCCTTTCAACAGGTTGAACTTTTTGCTTTATTTCCAGTAAAGTTTTTTGATTGCTGAAATCAACCTAAAAACAACAGGATACTCTTTTCGTCTGCTCTACCAAATGAGCTATTTTTCCCAATGTGGAAAAAGATGGAGTCGAACCACCTACCTAACGTGAGTTAGAGTTTGCTGTAAGTATCCTAAATCTCAATCAATACATGTATTATACACTAATAATCTTAGTATTGCGGCAAATGTGGAGCGGGTAGAGAGAATCGAACTCTCAACTCAACCTTGGCAAGGTCGTGTGTTAACCGTTAGCACCATACCCGCTTTGTATTAAGCAGCCTTCAGACTTTTGTATCTGTCAGCAGCATAAGAAGCAGCAAACGCTTGTGGTTTTACCAGAGGAATCACGTTACATGTTCCACGAATATAACCAATCGCTTCGTTGATAACACAACTTGAGCCGTGCATTTCATTAGGGTTAATGTCCAAATGAACTTCAACGTGGCGACCTTCAAGCACATCAGCCAACTTCAAATACATTTCTGAAACTTTATAGACTTCGTTCATCAAACGGAAACGTGGTCTATTTTGTTTCTGGTCATAATCTCTTTCACGATGAACTTCACCAAAGATTTTACAACCGTTATTTCCATTGATGTGAACAACAATCGCTAGAATGTAGTCAGCATGCCAATGGCCATTAATTTTCATTCGTTCTGAATCACACCCAAGATAAATTTTGGTCTCGGGACCTTGTGATTCAATGAATGCTTTTACTTCTTCTAAATTTATCTTACGCATGATTTTACTCACTTTTAAAAAATGGCATCCCCTCAGGGATTCGAACCCCGACCAACAGTTTTGGAGACTGGTATGCTGCCGTTACACTAAGGAGATACAGGTTAACAGGATAGTTTTTGCGTTTTCAATTACAAGTTGAATGCTCTTTGATTTGCTGAACCTATCCTAAAAACTGG